AATCGCAGCGCTGTCGCCCGGTTGGCATGGGCTCCAAGATGGATGCGCAGGCAAACCCTGATCATGGGCGGCATAAATGACCGACCTGACCGCCTCGAAGCGGAGGGGTATGCCGTCTAGCGACTTCGCGATGGGCGGTAAGCGCTTTCCGATTTCCGATCCGACTCACGCTAGGCTCGCGATCGGGGGTGCGACTCGCGCTGAACATGCTGGCAATATTTCGGCATCGACGGCGGACAAGATCAAGTCCAAAGCGCGGGCCAAACTGGCTCACCAGCGTGGCGATAAAGCGCACGCTCCATCAAGCGGGGAAGCTTACTGATGGGCCTCTCAGTCTCAGGAAGTGTGCCTCTTGCCCTACCAGGCGGTGAGGCTCAGACCGTCAAGAAGACCGCGCCCGCGCCTGATGCGCTCCTGATGCGTACACCTGCCAAGGCAGAGATAGCATTTCCCCCAAGAAAGAAGGGCACCAAGACGCCTGCCTTCTGGAAGGAAAGCAAGCGGGCATTCGGCGGGAAGAAGTGACGTTTCGGTAATGGCCGTTAAGGTAGATAAGGTTGCGGCGTGACTAAGATTGGCAGGCCAAGTTCATATAAGGCTGCATTTGCAGAGCAGGCCAAGAAGCTGTGTCTATTGGGCGCAACCGATGTTGATATTGCCGACTTTCTTGAGGTGGCTGTCTCAACCATATACAAGTGGAAGCACGATTATCCGGAGTTTTCGGAGGCCCTAAAGAGCGGCAAGGAGGCTGCCGACGAACGTGTTGAGCGCAGCCTATACCATAAAGCCGTTGGCTATACGTTCGAGTCGGAGAAGGTGTTTCAGTTCCAGGGACAGATTGTCCGGACGCCGACCAGAGAGCACGTTCCGCCTGATACTACGGCTGCGATCTTCTGGTTGAAGAACAGGCGCGCCGATCAGTGGCGTGATGTTCAAGTCAAAGAAATTCGTTCTGGTAGCTTAGATGAACTTCCAACCGATACTGTCGCCGCAATTCGTCAGCAACTTGCCGATGAGCGAGCTAGACGTACTGCTGGCACAGGCGGACAGGAAGCTATTGGAAAGCCGCATTGACGGGTTCTACCCATCCACTGGTGCGTTAAGCCGTTCTGCCTATGCCAAACATATGGAGTTCTTCAAGGCTGGTGCCGAGTTCCAAGAACGCTGCTTCATGGCGGCGAACCGCGTTGGCAAGACCATTGTGGGCGCCTATGAGACCACGCTGCACCTGACTGGACGTTATCCGGATTGGTGGCAAGGTCGCAGGTTCGATGAGCCGGTTGACTGGTGGGCTGCTGGCGATACGTCGGAGACCACGCGCGATATTGTGCAGCTCGAATTGCTCGGTCCAAAGGAGGACATGGGCACGGGGATGATCCCGAGGAAGTACCTGATTGGCGAGCCATCTGCCCGTCGTGGTGTTTCGGATGCGGTCGATACCGCCAAGGTGCAGCATATCTCGGGCGGCGTTAGTTCACTCGGGTTCAAATCATATGATCAGGGGCGCAAGAAGTTCCAGGGCACCAAGAAGCATGGTTGCTGGCTTGATGAGGAACCGGAGGCGCCGATCTACGATGAGACGATGCTGCGTCTGATGACTACCAATGGCCTGATGCTGTGCACGTTCACGCCGCTGATGGGCCTGACTGAGATTGCATTGCGTTTCCTGCCTGACTTGGCGCCGATCCTAGAGAGCGGCAACAAGCGATATGGCTAGGTTCTGCGTGCAGGCGACCTGGAGTGATGCGCCACATTTAACCGAAGACCAGAAAGCTCGCTTGTACGACTCCATTCCTCCATATCAACGCGACGCACGAACCAAGGGCGTGCCACAGCTAGGCTCGGGTGCGATCTATCCCGTGCCTGAGACCGAGATCGTCTGTGATCCCATATCCATTCCGAAGTTCTGGCCGCGCTGTTATGCCCTGGACGTGGGTTGGAATAGAACAGCGGCGGTTTGGGGCGCATGGGATCAGGACCAGGATATCGTCTATCTCTACAGCGAATATTATCGCGGGCAGGCAGAACCGGCAATTCACGCTCAAGCCGTCCTATCTCGGGGCCGCTGGATACCGGGCGTCATTGATCCCGCAGCTCGGGGCAGGGCGCAGGCCGATGGTGACCGGCTGATTGATCAGTATGTTGATCTTGGTCTGTCGATTGGCGCGGCTGATAATGCGGTTGAGGCCGGCATTTATGAAGTCTGGTCACGGCTATCGAGTGGCAGGCTTAAGGTGTTTTCGTCGCTACAGAACTGGCGGATGGAATTCCGACTCTATCGCCGGGATGAAAAGGGCAAGATCGTTAAAGAAAATGACCACTTGATGGATTGCACGCGCTATCTTGTGCTGACGGCCCTTAACATTGCTGAGAGTGAGCCACCGGAACGCGGCCGTGCAGAGTTCGTTGCTGACTCCTCCCGATCAGAAATAACGGGGTACTGATGACCGTCGAGATTTCTAAGCTTCTGGTCGAGGCCAGCAACTTAGCTAGGGCCCAGGCCGATGAAAACTACACTGGAACGCCAGAAGGCATTGAGGTGCGTAGGGTAGCGAGAGCGTTGTGTGCCAAGGCTGGACATGATCCCGACATCGTTGTGATGGGTTGGGAATACGTTCCATTGGCGGTCGGTGCGAAGCGGGTTGCTGCCCTTCAGATGCCCATCCATCCTCAGTGGATGCTTTTTATCCGCGAAGCCAGAGATGCTATCGAGGTTCTAGCCTAATGCCCAAGCGCAAGCCCATTAAATCCGTCAACGGCCTGTCTGCCATTTCAACCGACGACGCCAAGCGATACCGGGCTGAAGAGGCTATGCGCACGTTAATGCGCGCCCAAGACCATCTCAAGGATAAATCGTTGATGCGCGACGTTAAGCGCCTGTCCAAAGCGCACATCTCTGCGCTGAACAAGGTGGCGAAGTGACTCTGGACGATCTAATCAAAGCCTGCGAGTCCGGCTTCAGCTCCGTCTCAAACGACAGCAAGCGCGAAGGCATTGAGCTATCCTCCGGCGGCAATGACGTTCCCGGCGATGCCAATCTTAGGACTGAGCCGGCTGCGCTCTATGCTACGGAAGCACTGGCTTATGCCGCATGGCTGGCTGAGTTCAATCGTCAGATCGAATCCCGCTCCGGTCATAGCCTGATCTGGGTTGAGAAGCCCTATGTGGAAACCTATCGGATTACGCTGGGCGACAAGTTCAATTCATTCCGGGTTGTGCGTGACAGGTATGTGGTGCGCGGAACGGTTGCGGTTGAGGCGTTCGTTCCCGAGGTCATTGAAGCTGATGTGCCGTTGCCGGTTGAAGTCCTGAAGCCACGGCGCAAGGCGAAAGCCGCGTAATGGATCAGTATCTCGGTCCATCCCTTGCAGATATCGGGATGGAGGCGGACAGGCAGGAGGGTGTTGCATTAAAAGGCCCGGAGCCGGATCATCTTGATCGTTTGACGCGATGGGCCACCTCGGTCAACATCGCCCTTGAACTGGACGATGACGATAACCCGGACATCACAAACGAAACCCTGACCGCGCTGGGTATGCGGGTCAAGCGCGAATACGAGATTGATGTAACGTCAAGGGCGGACTGGAAGGAAAAGACGGAAGCGGCCATGGAATTGGCCATGCAGCATACGCAGCCAAAGCAATATCCGTGGCCGAAAGCTGCCAACGTCATCTTCCCACTGATGACCACCGCTGCCATGCAATTCGCGGCTCGCGCCTATCCCGCCATTGTGATGGGCCGCGAGATCGTCAAGGGCGTCGTCATTGGCCCTGACACCGGCACGCCTCAGATTGATCCGCAGACCGGGCAGCCGGCAATGCAGCCGGGTCTGCCTGATCCACAAGGGCAGCCCGTTCCCGTTCCGGTCTGGAAAGTCCCGCCAGGCGCCAAGCAAGTCCGCGCCGACAAGATCGGCGAGCATATGTCCTACCAGTTGCTTGACGAGCAGCCGGAATGGGAAGGCGAAACCGATCAACTCTTGCATATCCTGCCAATTGTAGGATGTGCGTTCCGCAAGACGTTCTTTGATGCAGGCCGGGCGCGCAATTCGTCGCTGATGGTGTCAGCGCTAAAGCTGGTCATCAACTATCATGCCAAGTCGTTGGAGACCGCGCCAAGGCTGACTGAAGAGGTTCAGTTCTACCCGCTCGACATCGAAAACATGGAACGCTCGGGTGAGTTCCGCAAGATAACCTATACGGGATCGCAGGCGCAAGGTGAGGACAAGGACGCTCCGATTGATTTTCTGGAGCAACATCGCTGGTATGATCTGGACGAAGACGGCTATCCCGAGCCGTACATCGTTACGATCGACAAGCAATCCACGCAGGTTGTCCGGATCGTTGCGCGATTTGATATCGAGAATGTCAAGTGGAATGCGACCAAGGGCCGGATTCAGAAGATCGATCCGACGCACTATTATACCAAGTATGATTTTTTCCCCAATCCGGAAGGCGGCATTTACGGCGTGGGCTTTGGGCAACTGCTCAAGCCCATTAACGAGGCGGTCAATACCACGCTGAACATGATGCTGGATGCCGGCCATCTTCAGGTGGTGGGTGGCGGCTTTGTCGGCAAGGGCCTGTCGATGAATACCGGCGCTGTCAGGTTCCAGCCTGGCGAGTGGAAGCCGGTTAATACCACTGGAGCAAGTGTACGAGAATCGATGGTGCCATTGCCTGCGCCCGGTCCATCGCCGATTCTGTTTCAATTACTGGGTATGCTGGTCGAGGCCGGCAAGGAAGTTGCCTCGATCAAGGACGTGCTGACCGGCGAGACGCTGCCTGCGAACACACCGGCTACAACCATGCTCGCCATGGTGGAACAGGGGCTCAAGCAGTTCACCGCGATCTTCAAGCGGGTGCATCGCTCTCTGAAGCAGGAATTGGCCAAGCTCTACCGGCTGAACCGGATTTATCTGGAACAGGAAGCCTCGTACAAGATCGGCAATGACTGGAAAAACATTACCCGCGAGGATTACGAGAAGGGTTCGGGCGTCGAGCCTATTTCCGATCCGACCATGGTGTCCGACATGCAGCGGCTTGGAAGGGCTCAGTTGCTCATGACCGTCGTGAATGATCCGATGATCCAGAAAAAGGAAGTGCTGGAACGGTTCTTCAAGGCCGCCAATATCGAGAATATCGACGCGCTGATCAACCCGAATCCGCCGCCTAATCCGATGGTGATGGAGAAAGTGCAACAGATCGCGTTGCGCGGCAAGCGTGATGACATCATGAACCTGAAGGACGAGGCGCAGGCATTGCTCTATCGCGCTCAGGCCCTCAACCAGATCGCACAGGCTGATTTAGCTGTCGGGCAACAAGACGTGGCTTGGTCCGAACATCAGCTAGAGGTGATCAAGGCGGCGATGGAAGCTCTGGCGCCTCAGCCTGACAATGCTGCCGCGCCGGTTTCTTGATCGGTTTGAAACCGAACTCGGCTTTATCGTTCTGCAAACCCGACGAGAAGACGCGATGCAATGGCGACGCGGGGCAAACCCGAACCACGATCCATTGCTGGACGAAGCGCTAGAGAAATCGAAAGAACTAAACCAGCACTTGAGCAAGAGCCTTCAGATGCTTCGGGCGCAAGAGGCATTGGAAGAACCGACGCCACTTCCGGCTGTGTCATTTATAGACAAACCAAAAGAGAAATTGAAGATGGGCAGTGTTCT